ACGGTGTTAACTTTACCAAGTGCACAAACGAACAGGGCTATTGTACACACCAAAGCGCAAATTGTTACTGATCCGAATGTCACACAATTTCCCACTACAAGTTTGTCGACACTTGGTCAACAAGTCGTAGTTTCCAATTATGGCATAATATGGCACGATGAAGACACTGGGGCGACGTTACAAGGGGGTGATTACTCTGGTCTAGGTGTTCTAGATTCCCCTGCGGACGTACATCACTGGGGCATATCGAATTTAGGATACAATGCGGTCTCTCGCAACGGATGGGATCTTTTCGGGGGACCGGATAGTTACGCTGTTTATTATCAAAGTAACCATCCCATAATGACGATCTGGATCAATTTGTCAGGTGTTGCTCCGGTACTAACATAATGTCAGAAAAACACATATACAACGCAATTGTTACAGGAGAGTGTGATCAACACGAATTTATTCATACTGGTCACGCTTGCGACTATGAGTGCATAGACGAATGTTCTATGTTTCCTGAGTTAATGGTTTTTAAATTGACTGAAGAAGAAGCTGCAGAGTTGTCTCAGTGTGAAGAAATAATAAGTTTGAATAAAGAAGAATCTATTCATCAATGTAGTACCTATCCTGATATTTTCCGAGAACAAAATTCTAATTTTATAACAAATACTGGTATTAATTTATCGGGTCAAGATGGGTCTAGTTTTGCTACAACATCATTTTATTATTTTTCTGATTCCATTGAAAATCCAAACCCTGTAGGTAATTTTATTGATCCTCCCGAAAACGAAAACAATTATATTGGGGGACAGTCATATGATTATTGGAACGATGGCAAATATGTTGACGTAGTGGCAGTTGAAGCCGGACAGCCTGATATATCATTAAGTGGTACAGTGACACATCCTGATTTTTTAAGTCATACTGGTACACAAAGATTTGTCCCTATGAATTGGTCAAATTATAATGCGTCTGTTGATGCTTTACAAAATAATCAAGCTACAGACGGAATTTATTTTGATCCTCATGCAATAGGTGTTCTAAGTACTTCTGGTGGATTAATTTCTGGTTGGTGTAAAAATTCTTCACTCAGAGTTATATATTTAAATTATGATCCTGTAGTTTCGGTCTATGGTGCTATTCTTGCCTGGCATAATAGTAAAAGTATAAACCCTGACACTGGGAAAAGAAACGCAACCGTTGTTACAGGTGCATGGGGATATAATAATAGTTCTATTAACTATGCAGTTGAACCAGATGTTATAGATCAAATACAATGGTATGATGAAGCGGGAAACCTTACAGTTACTAATCGGCCCGGAAGTAGTTGGAACAACAATTTCACACCATTCATAGATGCCAATATAGTTCCTCGTTATATTAATGATGGAGGGGTCGCTTCTTGGATGATTCCATGGACAACTCAAGATAAAATATCAGAATGGGAAGTGTTGGGAAACGCATGGTCTACAACTGAAGGCATTTACAACTTCATGTCGGCTGGTAATAGCGCGGCTGTTAAAGCTGGTTGGTACCAACCGCAATGGAACACGAGTGTTCGGTTAGAAGATCCTGGCGGAGGAACGGTTTCTGTAAAATCAATTTCCCAATCGTTTAATGGTTTTTTTAATATATCCAACAGTACGATATCAACATCTAACTTAATTTATCCTTTAAGAAACGGTAGAGATGGTGATACACGATGGTGTATAACAGTGGGTGCAGCACAACATAGTGACACTAATCCATTATTAGATGGTTACTCTGAAAGAGGTCCGGTCATAGATATATCTGCAAATGGTACTAGAACATACAATGCTTATCCGCAGGTGTCAGACGGAAATGGATTTTTTTGGGGATTTTTTGGGGGCACTAGTAATGCGGCTCCACAAACTGCGGGTATAGCAGGAGTTATCATAAGTTGGTGGTATACTAAGTACGGAAGATTTCCTACTTTATCGGAATTGAAAACCTTTATGTTAGAAGAAGCAAAACCAGTTTTGCAGAGCGATCGAACTTTAAATTATTCTAATTTAACTGGGGCTCCAATATCTTCTGAAAAACTTTATGCCGTCAATAAACCGAACGAATATAATGAAACAGAATTTTTTAACACTGGGTTCGAATTGACAGAGTTGTTTGGAACCACAAACAAAAGAGTATTTTTACCGTATAAAGTGCGTATGGATAGAATTGCACAGTACCATAATGATGTTCATGGAAAACTTTATGTTGATAGACCCGCGACTGGTCAAACCTATCCAAGAAGAAGAATTCGTTTAACGTCTTCATAATCTTATAAATAAACAATAAACTGGAGATATTTAATGGCATCACCCACAACGAGGCAAGAACTTATTGATTTTTGTCTTCGCAGATTAGGATCACCTGTCCTCGAAATAAACGTGGATGATGATCAAATTGAAGATAAGGTTGATGATGCGTTGCAATTATATCAAGAGTATCATTCAGATGCAACTTTTCGAACGTATTTGAAACATCAGGTCACCCAGATAGATGTTGACAATGAGTATATTTCTATACCGGATACTGTATTATATGTAACTAAGGTTTTTCCTTTCAGTAAAACTTTTTCCGGCATTAATATGTTTGACATTCGTTATCAGATGATGTTGAACAGTATGGGCGACTTCATGAATTTTGCTGGCGGTATGTCATATTACTATCAGTTGCAGCAATATCTAGAGTTTCTTGACGAGTTATTAGAAGGGGAACCTAGAGTAACCTATTCACGACACCAAGATCGATTGTATATATTTGGTGATTGGGCTCCTAATGTGATAAACAACCTTGAGGTTGGCGATTATATTGTATTTGAAGTTTTGTCTCTTGTGGATCCTGATACTTTTGGTAGTGTGTATAACGACAAATTTTTAAAAGATTACACCACACAGTTGATTAAACAACAGTGGGGAACTAACATGTCTAAGTTTGAGGGCATGCAATTACCAGGTGGGGTAACACTCAATGGTGCTCAATACTATCAGGATGCAACAGCAGAATTGGAACGTCTAGAAGAAAAAATGAGAAACGAAAATGAATTTCCGCCTGATTTTTTCATGGGATAATGAATGACTACTAATCTCTACTTTAGCCAAGGAAGATCTTCCGAACAAGAATTATATGAAGACTTAATTATTGAGTCTCTTAAAATTTACGGACAAGATGTTTATTACATGCCTAGAGAAATTGTCAACAAGGATTCTATATTCCAAGATGACAATGTGTCTCGTTTCGATGATGCATATAAAATAGAAATGTATATAGAAAACACTGAAGGGTTTGATGGCGAAGGCGATCTTTTTACTAAATTCGGTGTAGAAATACGAGATGCGGCCACGTTTATTGTATCACGCAGACGATGGTTAAATCAAGTGGCAGTTTACGAATCATCAGAAAATAAACCATTTTATCGTCCACGTGAAGGAGATTTGATTTCTCTTCCACTCTCAAATTCAATATTTGAAATAACAAGGGTTGAAGACGAATCACCTTTCTATCAATTAAAAGATCTTCCTGTGTTTAAGATTAGAGCCGAGTTGTTTGAATATAACGACGAAGACTTTGATACAGGCGTTGAAAGTGTTGATAATGTTGAAGGCGCTCACGCATATCAAACTATATTAACATTTTCTTCGACAAGTGGAGACTTTGTTTTTAACGAAAACGTTTCACAGACGATAGGCGACTACACTATAACCGGCGAGGTTGTTAACATAAATAATTCAGATCCAGAATCTAAAAAAATATATGTTGCACATACTGGGGGCGCTGGAGATGGTGAATATCATGGTTGGACAACCACAGCTCCGGTTGTTGGCGCAACTTCTGGTGCAAACGGCACTCCTATTTCTGTGGGTGAGGATTTGCAAGACGGGGCAATGAACGACTCTTTTAACACTACATTAGAAGGCGGGGATATTGACTTCATTGACTTTTCTGAATCTAATCCCTTTGGAGACCCATAATGTTTGGTGATCATTTTTACCATCAAAGGATAAGGAAAGCGGTTGCCGTCTTTGGTTCGTTGTTCAACAACATTAACATTGTGAGAACTGATTCAGCTGGTAATACTTTATCTCAACAGAAAGTGCCTTTATCATATGCACCCAAAAGAGATTTTTTATCTCGTATAGATTCTATGCGAGACGGAGAAGATTACGAACGTCAAGTTGCATTAAAATTGCCTAGAATATCTTTTGAAATATTAGCAATGAACTATGATGCAACAAGACAATTACCCAAAATGAATAATTGTCTCTCGTTTCCTACAAACTATAATGGCGGGGCTACAAAAGTATATACACCAGTTCCATATACCATATCTTTTCAATTAAATGCATATGCAAAATCACAAGACGATGCGTTGCAAATTGTTGAACAAATTTTACCATATTTTACACCACACTATACTGTGACGGTAAAACCTTTAAGTGATCATGATATTAAAGAAGATACACCGATTACTATGACTGGTATTACCTTTTCAGATGATTATGAAGCACCATTAGAAAATCGCAGGACCATTATTTACACTTTAGATTTTGATATGAAAATTAATCTCTATAAAGATATTGCAAACAACACGTCTATTATTGAAGAGGCTTGTGTAGATTTTCTTAATCTTAATGCGTCTCCGGAAGAAGAATTGTTCTCTAAAGTTTGTGCTGACAGTGCGTTTGTAGCATCACCACTTTCTATTGATGCGGTAGAAGAAATCACATACACGGTTAATGATTTTGAAATAAGAAATCTTTCTGGTGTACCAACATCATTATCAGTATCAGATCCTTTACACGGAACAGCGACAACATCTCTAACACAAACATTGACAACGGAAGAAGGTATCATTAAAGCCATAGGAACATACACATATACTTCTGATAATGATTATAGTGGATTAGACTCATTTAATATTAGTGTATTAGGTGATTTTGGAACAAAATATTATCCAATTGCAGTTGATGTTGCAGCGGTATCAGATGCTATAAATGATACCGTGGCAGTCACTCAGGACACGCCTGAGACGTTTAATGTTAATACTAATGACCTATGGACCAACACTACACTAGTATTTTCTTTAGCCGCAGGTGGTGACCCAAGTAACGGTACAGTTGAGGTTTTAAATTCTGCAACTGGTGAATTTAGGTATACACCAAACTTAAGTTATACTGGACCAGATTCGTTCGTCTATAGAGTTACTCCTGCGGTAGGAACTTCAGAAGTAGCAACTGTTAACATAACTGTGTTATAAACACATAAATAAAACTAAGAAATTCGAGATCAGAATATCATGGCAGATATAAAAGTTTCACAATTAACATTATTTTCACCAACATTAACCGATGAGGTTATTGTCAATGATGTAGATACTTTAACAACAAAAAGATCTACATTAGAGAGTATTCGTAATCTTGCGAATATTAACATTGATGATACTTCAGAAGGATCGTTGGTAACTGGTAAACTTGAAACCTCTACAGACCTTTTATTTAATGGGGCTTTAGAAGATAGGTATGGAAATACTGTAACAGACCTTTCAGAGTTAACAAGCACTGAAGCTGAAACTATCGACGCAAAGTCGGGCACTGCAGCGGTTAACTATTTAATATTCAGAGAAACAGAATCTGGATATGATAGTTCTAATACATTTTCAACTCTTACGTTTGACGCTTCCGAAAATGGTTTATTATCTTCTAATGCCTTTGCTGGAGATGGAAAATTAGTTACTAATGTTGATAGCGCAAGACATTCTCTACTGTCTGATCTTGCAACGTTAGCCGAAACCGCAAATGTTGCAAAAGAAGTCTCTATAAAAAATCAGGATAACATCAATTTAAATTTTTATCCGACTTTTGTTGAATCATCTACGGGTAATGATAGTGTTAGTATAGACCCACAACTATCATATAATCCATTTACTGGTCAGTTTGGTGGTGATGCTACAGAAGTTTTCTTTGTTGGAGATGGTTCTTTATTAGAAAATGTTTCGGGTGATGGTAAAGAAATAAGAGCATCCCTAACAGATTCGGACGATACGTTTAAAGTTATGTTTCGAATGCTTGACGCAGGGTTAGACAGTACTAACATAGATACTGCGTTCACCTATAACCCAGCTACTAATAGAATATCCGGAACCACAGAAACCGAACTGTTTTTGTATGGTGGTTCTCAATGGACCAATAAAACATATTCAAATGAAAGAGAATCGATTCATGTTAAAGAATATGTCACATTTAAAGGTAGCACAACTGGATTGGACAGCGTTGCTACTATTGAATCATTTTTCATTGAAAACGGAACCGTTACTGCAGCTGCATTTGCCGGTGATGGTACACTGATAGAAAATGTAAATGCCGCTACTGCACTTACAGCTACTAATGTTAACGTTATTGCAACAAGTGATCCCAGTACTCACTACTTACATTTTGGTAGTGTTTCTGGATCTGCGGCCGATGGTGTCAACGCAAATGCTAATTTAAGACTAAACCCTTCAACGTTAAAAATAAACACTGTTAGTGATACTGGTTCTATGTATTTTGGTGCTGATAGTGATGTTGGTATATCATTATCTGGAGTGCAATATGCATTTCAAGTGGTAAACAACGGATCATCATTTTATACTTTCACAGACACAAATAGTGTATGGTTTCCCAGTGGAGAAGATAATCCTACATTATATCTTCGAAGAGGCGATACGTATCGATTTGATATAACTACTACAAACCATCCTTTTGAAATACGATTGTCTAATGGTGGGGCTGCGTATACTACTGGTGTTGTTAATAACGGCGTGGCCGTTGGTTATACGTACTTTAGTGTACCCATGAGTGCGCCTTCATCACTTTATTATCAATGTACAATTCACTCAGGAATGGGTGGAGTGATCAACGTAGTATAAAATATGCACAACAGGACTGTCGATAAAAAACGCAGAAATATAAATCTGCGAGAGATGCAAGTGGAAAATGTTCTGCCCGAACATTTTGCAACTTACTATCCAAAATTTATCTCACTGTTGAAACGTTATTATGAGTTCCAAGACCAGAACAATTCAACTGAATTGTTGAATCATCTTTTTGCTACTAGGGATGTCAACGAAACCGACATTACTTTGTTGAATTATATTGAAGATGAATTACTTTTGGGGGAAACATATTTTGAAGGGTTTGGTGATAAAGAAAACAATCCGGAAGAATTACGAGCTGCAGCCAATTTTTCAAGCATCATGTTTCGTTCTAAGGGAACCAAGTTTGCCATAGAATGGTTTTTTCGATCCTTTTATGGTGAAGACGTTGAGGTTTTGTATCCCAAAGAAAACATTTTTAAAGTCGGCGAAGTCGACTCTCAGATAGGATCTGATTCTTTAAAATATATCACAGACGATAAACTCTACCAGACATTTGCACTATTGGTTCGAACCGGAATTTCTATAACTAAATGGAAGGATGTTTTTAAACTATTTGCACACCCAGCTGGAATGTATTTAAGTGGAGAAGTAATAATTTCTGACGTTGTTAGTTCTCCGGTCACACTTACAAACGATTCTATCATTACATATG